GAAATATTGGTAAGAACACTTGTTCACGAATACCAACATTATCTACAATCACCTATATGGATGGCAAGATACTACAACATGGGATATGGTTATAATGACCATCCATATGAGGTTGCTGCTTTCAACGCCGAAGAAAATTGGGAAAAATTTATTTAAAAAATAAATCAAAAAACATTTGGTAGTTTGAAATAAAATTCGTATATTGTATAGAATATACCAAAGCCGTGATATATCGTATCATGCATTTAAAACTTAAAACTTAAAAACTTAAACTATAACCATTAAGCTATTCAGCTTGAATGGTTTTTCTATGTCTTAGAATTACCATTTTTTCATTTAAAACTTAAAATTTAAACTATAATCCAGAAATACGAAGCTCCCGCTTCGGTGGTTTTCTATACCCTAGAATTGCCATTTTTCATTTAAAACTTAAAATTTAAACTATAAACTACGGTCCATGTGACCAAAAAATTATAAATAAATTTTAAGAATTAAAAAAATGAAAATAGAAAACGAAATTGAAAAGTTTAAAAAGTTATTTAATACTGAATTTTATATTAAATCCTACAGAAGATGGAGAATCAATGAAGAAAAAGCTGGTAAGGATATTATAGGAGAACAGTATGAGAAAATGAGAAAAATGTATTATGAATCGCTTGGCTTTACTGTTGGGAATGGTAAAAAAATATTTGGTTCATCATATAATTGTGATACTGTTGTTGTAAATAGTAAAAATGAAATAGTTATATTGGAAGAAGATAAGGCATCTTATGTAGATTCTTGTTTTTTAGGTAGAGCTATTCAAAATGCAGCCGAGGTTTTCGATATATGTTTAGAAACTAAAAGAAAAATTCCTTATTTTGTAATTAGTTCTTCAACAAAATATAATTTATTTGATGATATATGTAAAAGAAGATTAAAGTTGTATAGAGGTGATATACAAGAAGTTTTTAAATCCAAATTTATTTACCTTCCATTATCAGAAAACGATAGAATTTCTCAAAAAAAGTATTTTATGACAGAAGAATCGTGTTTTACCTTATCAGATAGGTTAATTAAAAAACAAAATGACTTTGTAAACGTATTACTATAAAATGTTAAATATAGATTTATATAATGGGGACTGTATAGTGGAATCCAAAAAAATTAAGGATAATTCTGTTGATTTAATATTAACTGATTTACCATATGGTGTGTTGAATAAACGAACAGAGTGGGATGTTATAGTTCCGTTTGATGATATGTGGGAAATGGTACATAGAATATTGAAACCAAATGGTGCATTTATAACAACATCAAAACAACCATTTACATCTCAACTTATTATGAGCAATATAAAAGATTTTAGATACACTCTTGTATGGGAAAAATCTAAAGCTACTGGTTATCTAAATTCAAAAAGAATGCCAATGGTAGCTCATGAAGATATTGTAGTATTTTATAAAAAATTACCAACATACAATCCACAAATGGTAGATGGGATTCCATATGATAAGGGCACTGCAATACGTGATACTGGATCATATGGAAAACAAACCAAGTCGATTCATGTAAAGAATGATACAGGATTAAGATATCCACGAAGTGTTCAATATTTCACAACAGCGGAATCAGAGGGTGGATACCACACCACACAAAAACCTATAAAATTATTCGAATGGTTGATTAAAACTTATTCTAATGAAAATGATGTGGTATGTGATATTACAATGGGAAGTGGAACTACTGGAGTTGCCGCAATAAATACGAATAGAAATTTTATTGGAATAGAACGAGACGAAAACTATTTTGAAATTGCAAAAAAACGAATTGATACTGCAAACAACAGTATTTTAAAATGGACATAATTATTTAAATTTCATTTAAAAACTATACGTTATCTAAAAATCTATATATATATACATACCTTTTATTATGCCTAACATTTCTCAAAATCAACTGACCACTCATTCTGGTTCATCCACATATACTGTAAATTCAAACCTGTATAGTAGTGGTACAGCAATTCAACAAATTCAACCAAAACCAATTTTTATATTTGGATTACCCAATCACTTCAGCCGCGATCACCTTGAACATATCCAAACTAAATTGGTCAAGGATTTATCGGATTATCACGTAATGGTACTTCAAAATGTTAAAGACGAATATACGGCAAAAATCTACTCGGTAGAGGGTGCGGTAGAAGGTGATTTATCGGATGTGAAGAATTATATAAAATCAAAACTTTAACACATATTTAACACAGTTAAAGTGTACGTTTTATTTTTTTCCTGATATGTATATAAACACCGCGAGTAGGAAAAGACTCGTAAATAAAACCGTAAAAAACTAAATAATAACATTTAAATTTAAAAGCACTATGGGAATAGACATTACAAAAATCCGCGGTAGACTGAACAAGCTACAAAACACACAAAGAAAGTCCGATTTGGCATGGAAACCAACTCCTGGTAAACATCAATTAAGAATCGTACCTTACAAATTCAATCAAGATAATCCTTTCATTGAATTATTTTTCCACTACAACGTAAACAACAAAACTTATTTATCTCCAAGTTCTTTTGGACGGCCTGACCCTATTGTAGAGTTTGCTGACAAATTGAAAAGAATGGGTGATAAGGATGATTGGAAAGCGGCGAAGCAAATGGAACCGAAATTACGTACATTCGTACCTGTTTTAGTTCGTGAAGAAGAAGGTTCTGGAGTTAGATTTTGGGGATTCGGAAAAACAGTATATCAAGAAATTCTTGGTTACATAGCCGACCCTGATTATGGTGATATCACTGACCCAGTAAACGGTAGGGATATCACAGTAGAATACATTTCAGCAGATGATGCTGGAACTTCGTATCCTAAAACAATCGTAAGGGTTAAACCAAACACATCACCACTACATGATGATATTGAAAAAGCTAAATCATTTATTTCTGAGCAAGTAAATATTACAGAATTATATTCAGAACTATCTTATGAAGAACTTGATGATGTTTTAAAAGGTTGGTTGAATCCAGAAGGTGAAGAAGTTGCTGATACAAATACATCAGTAAGTCAACAAACATTGACACCATCACAACCAAAAGTTGAAACTACATCAACTCAACAAGAATCAGTATCAACACCGAAACCAGCTTCGCAAGCTAACGAAGTAGGTGCAGCATTTGACGAATTATTTAAGGGAAGTAACTAAAAAATCAGTAACATATAATGGCAAAGAAAAAAGTGAGTAAAACCACTCCAGAGCTTGCCGATATTTTGGCTGATGAACTAAACAAGTACTCCAAAACACAAAAAGTAGCTTACTTTTTAGACCAACACGATTCCCCAACCGAAATAGATGGTTGGGTATCGTTTGGTAATGATGTACTCGATTTAGTGGTTGCAAACAGACCAAATGCAGGTGCTCCAGTAGGAAGAATTATTGAAATTACAGGTATGGAACAATCTGGTAAATCCTTGTTATCCGCACATTTACTAAAATCAACACAACAAGCAGGCGGTGTAGCTGTTATGATTGATACGGAAAATGCTGTAAGTTTTGAATTCTTGGAAGCAATCGGTGTGGATATCAGTAAAATGATATACGTGCAGGCTGATTCGGTAGAAGCAGTTTTTGAATTAATGGAAGTTGTAATTACAAAGATGCGGGAACAAAACCGTGATGTGATAATGACAATAGTTGTTGATTCAGTTGCAGCCGCAAGTACGAAAGTAGAATTAGCGGCAGATTATGACCAAGCTGGGTATGCTACTCAAAAGGCTATAATCATTTCCAAGGCAATGCGAAAAATTACCAACATGATAGGTAGGCAAAAAATCCTACTATCCTTCACAAATCAATTAAGAGTTAACATGAACGCTATGGCATTCGGTGACCCATACACAACAAGTGGTGGTAAAGCGTTACAATTCCATGCTTCTGTTAGATTGAGATTGAAACCAAAAGGACAAATCAAGCAAGGTGATAGAATCGTAGGAATGAAGGTACAATGTGTTGTTGTAAAAAACAGACTTGGGCCACCAAAACGTACCATGGAATTTGATATCTTCTTTGATAGGGGAGTTGATAACTTTGGTTCGTGGTTAAAAGTTCTAACAGAAGCCAAGGCAATCAAAAAAGGTGGTGCTGGTTGGTATACCGCA